GAACCACCGAAGACACCAGCGACTCCCAGCATGTGGAAGGGGTGCATCAGGATGTTGTGCTCTGCTTGGAACACCAGCATGTAGTTGAAAGTACCAGAGATGCCAAGAGGCATAGCGTCAGAGAAAGAACCCTGACCGAAGGGGTAAACAAGGAATACTGCAGAAGCAGCGGCAACAGGAGCAGAATAGGCAACGCAGATCCATGGACGCATACCAAGACGGTAAGACAGTTCCCACTCACGTCCCATATAAGCATAGATGCCGATCAGGAAGTGGAAAATAACGAGTTGGAAAGGACCACCGTTATACAGCCACTCATCAAGAGATGCGGCTTCCCAGATGGGATAGAAGTGGAGACCGATTGCGTTTGAAGAAGGAACAACAGCACCGGAGATGATGTTGTTACCGTACAGGAGAGAACCAGCAACTGGTTCACGGATGCCGTCAATATCGACGGGAGGTGCTGCGATAAACGCAACGATGAAGCAGACTGTTGCAGCCAGAAGGGTAGGGATCATCAGAACTCCGAACCAACCCACATAGAGGCGGTTGTCGGTGCTGGTTACCCAGTCACAGAACTGTTCCCAAGTATTCGATTGTTGTTTTGAAAGTGTTGCAGACATTTGAAAAGGGTTTGAAAGTAGTATCAGTAGGGAACTGATGTATCAGAATATTTCCTGTCACCCTCAGACAGGATATAAGAGGCATATTTTGCATGGATAGCCTCGGTAAGGTGGTTAGACCGTTTGCTCCATGGATCTGCGTATGTCAGGAATTCAAAACGAATCCTCACAAAACTTTACCTATTTATTATAGCACGATGCTCAGGCCTGGTCAAGGGGTTTGGCATCGGATTCAGGAAGACTGTCTGGAATAGGTGCCGCTTCCTGTGGTAAAGCATTGCTATTAATGGGTTCATAGACATAGGAACCAGCAAGTTGCTTGGCACCAACGTCAATAATATCACCCAGGTAGGGAGTGAACTTATAATAAAATCCCTCACCTCTCATGCCGACCAACATTTCAGCATCTCTCTGAGCACCACAGTCTGCAAACTTGGTGTCATCAGGTTTAAAAACGGAGTAGTAACCTTTCATCGGAATTGATTAATGCCAGTGCCAGAAGTCCAACCACCAGGGCCTTCATGGAAGTTCTCAGAACCACCAGGAGGATTGAGTTGAACAGTTGTATTTTGATTCTTAGTTGCCTTTTGGTACATCACTTCATGGATGTTCTCAGGCTCTTTAGTAGGAGGTTTGTCATCCTTCTCTCTTTCATGTGCTATTTCTAGCATCTCTTCATGAGTTAACATCTTTTCTGTTTTCACGGGTTCATTAAACCATGGGTCATTAGGGGTAATAACTGGTGCGGGGACACCAATGTAGTCAGCGTAGTGACGCTTAGCATCATTGGTAAATGTTTCTGCATCATCCTTTACTGTCCAGGATCCACCAACACCACCATCCATATTAACAACAATGTCATCACTCTTGTTGGAATCTGGCCAACTCATCTTGTTGCCAAAGATGTCTTTAAATGTTCCCATTGCTTTTTTGAGTTGTTGTTTGATCATGAGTAAACCATTTTGTTTAGATAATCAAAAGCATAACTTTGGCGTCTTCCTTTAATCCCCCAACCTAACCACCAGTAAGCAGCGTTCATATAGTAGGAGATAGACTGACCACCACCCTCAAAGGTAGATAGAGCCTGACGGAATTGATTTTCGTTAAGCATGTAACGAGTCTGACCCTCAAGGGAAGACGGATCACACCCATATTTTTTACAGAAATTCCCTAGACCATTGTAACGACCGACAGTAGTCCATTGAATGATTCCATACCCACCCCTATGACAATCAGGGTAAGGAACTCTAGCCCCTCCCTCGCATACGTTGGAACGGAAATTACTTTCCTGTTTAATGTTTCCCAGGATTGTTGCAAGTGCATTTTTATCTCTAATCTTTGTATGTTCTTGCAGTTCTCTCAACACATACTGTTCATTGGGAGAACACCCAGGACAGTACCAAGACTTTTGTCTATACACTGGAGGTGCTTCCACAGGAGGTGGAATAGTTACCGCACTATGAGCCAGTGCTGTAGTTGCAAACAACCCCCCAGTTAAAATAATTTGTTTTAGCATAAGGTTCATTCACATGAAAAAGGGTGAGCAAAGCACCCACCCGGATAGTATAACATCAAGTCTTAGGTTTGTCAATAGTTGAGACTACTGGCGGTTCCTCATTTTTCTTTTTAGGTTGGTTTCCATTTCCACCGTTCTTTGCAGGACTCAATCCAAATGCGGCAAGGGAGCCGGAAAAGACTGAGGCAATGAATGTAGGATCGAAATCCAAAATTTTCTGTCCGTTCGGAAGACGAACGTAACTGAATGTGAGAAGGGATGCAGACCAAATAAGGACTACAACTTTCACCAAATTACCAAGAACTTCACTTTTATCTTCATCTTGTTCCTTCTCATCTACTTTTGGCTTTGTAGTCATGTGTAGAAGTCAAGGCACTAGTATTTAACTAGTTTGGATTGTACACTGGTTGCATTAACCCACCATCAGGACCATTGTCATCATCATCTTGATCCTCAGTAAAGAAGGCGGCCCAGAAGATGAATCCACTGATTAGCATAGATGCTAATACTAGCATCACCAGACCCCAGGAATCACCTGTCCCGTTACTGCATACGATCCCATCGCTGCAATCACTCCAAGCATAGCTGCCCATCCGTTAATCCTTTCTGCTTTTTCGTTCATTGTTTTGCTCCTTTTAGATAAAGTAATATGGTCAATCAGATTCCGAAGAGTCCGAAAAAGAAAAGACTGCCGGAAGTAGCATAGGAGATCATTGCAGCAGCGAATCCCATCATAGCCCAGCGTCCGTTAGCACGTTCTGCACGAACTGCATAGGGTTCAAAACCATAACGCTCCATGTCTTCTTCAGAGTAGTACATGGTAGGTTCTTTCGCCCACATGTTCTGCTGTCCGCGATCATTAGTTGTGACGGTCATTGTCTTATGTAAAGAACTGTAACATAATTATATAGCAATTATGTATTTTTGTCAAGATCAAAGTTCTCTGTCAATATCTTCACTGGAAATCGTTTCTGTGATTTCACCAGTTTTGGCATCCCACTCACACTCACCATAACTCAGTTCACCAGTATCAACAAAAGTGATACCGAAGTCATCAGTGTCAATCGAACCCATCACTTCACCAGGAAAAGCCTTGAGACATTCTGCCTCTGCTTTACTGATAATCTCAGAGTTATCTACTTCAATTGGTGGTGCTCCACAAGCAACCAAGAACAAAGGAAGGATAGTAGCAATATATTTTTTCATAAAAAAAGGGGACCGAAGTCCCCCCATTATAGCACTGATTTTAGAAATCAGAAGCTGTACTTGACACCCAGTTTACCACCAACGCCAAGGTTGTCGGTAGAGAGTTCGTCAGAAGCGGTGATGGCGCTCAGTTCGCCATAGACACCGACGCTGCTGGACAGAGCGGCACTAGCGCCGATCTTACCAGAGAAGCGGGTCTCATTCTCTTCACCGTCAACAGCGACGATAGCGGGGCCGCCTTGGACGTACCAAGCAGCATCACCATCACCGATAGCACCTTCGTAGCCCACGTGGAAATCAGTGGTGGCTCCGGTGTAGTCGTCCCCAGCCCACGATGCATTGGATTCTACGTTGACGTAGGGGCCAGCAAGGGCGGCGGCAGGAGCGAAAGCGACAGCGGCAGCAGCCGCAGCGATTGCAGATTTGAACATTAGTTTACCTCTAGTTTGTCTCGTGGAGTTTTACCCACGGATGAAAGCAGACTCGACTTGTCTGCGTGAGAACAATTATAACACACTTCCCTCGAAAAGGAAAGTTTCAATTTGTAACAGTTACGGAGTTTATTTATACAAGTTGTATCGAATGATACACTCTACTTATGGGTATGATTACCCATCCTAATCCTTCGGTTCTTCCGCCAGTTTCATTTCAGGCGGNAGTTGACCATAATAGGGATCATAATCAAAGAGCATTCCCCAGTCTTCAATCATTGGTGCTTGTTCAGCCCACCACTTCCACAGACCTTCATGACTTGATCTATGGAACATATCAATATGTTCTTGGTGGATATCAGATCCCATATCAATCTTATACAGCAGCAGAGGAACACCAAAGGTGTTACCTGAGTTGTAGATACAATCATCTGCTACCGCTCTGGGTTTGATACCCTGATCCAACTTATACTTGTCACCAACACAGTGCAGGTTTACAAGTTTCTGTGCATGATGTCTGGTGATCAGATAACATGCCGTAGAAAAGTCATTGACAAACCTCTTATGAAGTCTGACAGAAAGGATTCCAGGGTTGATGATTGCTAGTTGAATCACATCAAAGTCATAAGGAAGCCATGACATGAGTTCAGACCACTTAAACTTCCAATTCTTAATTGGTTGCAGGTCACAATCATCTTCCATCACCAGAAGATATTCCTCATCACTGTTCTCTAACCAGTGCTTGAGTGCTTTCAAGTGACTGGTAAGGCATCCAATCTCACCATGGGTGACACGTTCTGGATACCCACCAACCAATGTACCAGCAAGACTATTATTCCGTCCGTCTTGAGCGGATATGCGGGTGTAGTTTTCAATACCCCAGTATTTAAACTGACCTTCCATATATTCTTTACGCTCAACCTTGTCATCAAGATTGATGTAATAGATTTCAGGAAGGCCTTTGAGTTTGAACTTAGATTTGTTCTTTTCTTCGCTCAAATAATATGCCATCGTTCAGGAATCAAATCACGAGTTGTTTTATCTTTGTTGTTTGGACCAAACCAAAGACTAGGAGCAATGACTTTCTTAGAGTCAGCAAGCCATGCACCCCACCAAGAGAATGATGAGTTGGCAATGATGTGTCCCGAGCACTTAGACATGAGACACATGTCAACGGCATTATCATCTGACTCAGATACAATGAAACGATCATCAGAGAAGATCTCTTGTTCGATACACCATGCAGGATCATCAGAGAAGACGATTACCTGTCGGGTGCTATCAAATTGAGACAGAGCAGCGCGGTAATAGTCCAGAGGTAGATTAGCATGGTTCTCACTGTTTGTCAAATAGTCTGTGCGACGAACATGCAGTGCAACAGGATGATTCAGTTGCGTGATCATCTCCTCTACAGGTTCCAAAATATTTGGAAGGAAAGTAAAATCCTCTTTGATACTTTCTTTGATGTTGCTGAAGTATCTTTCCGACTGGAAGAAACCTAGCAAAGAAATATCATTAGGACACTTATCAAAAAGTTCTTGATCGAATTCAAAGAACCTCTCTCTAGCCACAGGAGCATGACCATTGTCTAGGAACTTTATATTCTGAGGATTCAGTGCTGGAAGTTCAAAGACCTCAAAGAGTTGGTGCTCATTCCACTGATCCTCATAGTCAGATGGAGGAATACCAAAATCATACCCACGGTTGTGAGCAATGCCTCGCAGTGAAGCATACTGAAACATCTGATTACCCAGACGCCCTAGTTTACCAATGTGATTAACGGCTAACATTTTTTTCAAACCTCTCTTTCACGTATGCCTGACTCCTATAGTATTTCATAATTTGATTCTTATCCCAGGTGCGGATGCTCTGCCACAACTGGTGGTTCTCTAGGAACTTTGGATTGTGGTAATGAGAGTTATGAGTTCTACCGTGCTCCATGTGCCAGATAGGACCCTCTACGCGACTTACACGATACCCTAGAGCATTCATACGATAGTACATCTCACAGTCTTCTGCACCCCAGGAGATGAAGTTCTCATTCCACCAACCGGCTTGAACAAGACTCTTCTTGCGGAAGAACTGTGTCCATCCAATGGTGGAGGATTCTGATCTGATGTGATCTTTAAAGATTCTAATATCAAAATCACTAGCAATAAACTGCTCGTGAATATGCTGTGGATATGTTACCTGATACTGATAGACACCGCAACCATATGGGTACACGACATCACACTTGTTCTCCTTGATCGTTGTGTATGCCATGATGTGACTCTTGGCAGGATACACCACATCAACATCATGACAACACACGATGTTAGTGGGAGCCATCTCAATCAGGTCATTGAGAATCCTAGTCTTGTGAAATAAATCAGACTCACTTTTCTCAAATACATGGAGAAGATTAGCATCTTCTTTAGATACATGCTTCTCAAGGACAGGAATAACCTTCTCAGCGAAGACACTCTCCTTATCAACTTCCTTGACAATCACCTTAGCATCAGGGAGTGTCTTAAGAAGATATAGAACTGACGTAATTACATTACGGAGCCGGTCAGCAGATTCAATCCTGACTGGCAAAACATATGTTAAATCCATTAAATTAAAATCCAGCTTTCAGGTCGCAGATCACCCATCTCATAGTGATTATATGCCTCACCAAACCATTGTTTAGGTGCGACGATAGGCAACTCAGGGTTCTTCATCAACCATGCACCCCACCAACTCATGGAACTATTGGCGATGACACCACCCTTACACAGAGACATCATACACAGATCATAGTATGGAACCAAAGACTTCTCTGGTCCATCATTAGTATCTGCAGTCTGTTCATATCTAGTATCAAAGTCAGAGATGTAATACTCATCTCCATGGAACAACTCTTGTGATCTACACCACTCTAAGTCATCAGAGAATACTAAGATTTGAACATCATCAGGGAACAACTTCCTAGCTTCCCGATAATATTCAATACCAGTGAAGGGATGATACTGAGGTTGATTGATATAATCTCCACGGCGAACATGCATGAAGATTGGTTTCTCAAATTCAGAGATTACTTCTTGACAAGATTCAAGAATCTCATCATTGAACTCAAAGTCCTGTTTGATTTCATCAGAGATGTGCTTAAAGTATTTCTCTGTTTGGAAATAGTCATGAAGATTCACGTCATCAGGGACGGACTTCATGAAGTTTTCATTGAATTCAAAGCAACCACTTGCTAAATTCTTGCTTGTTTGTAGGTAACCTTGGTTCTTGCGTCCAACATTGGTCATCTTAAAACAATCAAAGAGACCGTAGTTAGATCTCCCATAGTTTTCTGGGGGTGGGACTAAAAAGTCATACCCATGATGTGCTGCAATACCACGGAGTCCCGCATATTGAAACATCTGATTTCCAAGTCGCCCGTTAGATCCTAAAGCATTATAAGAAATTGCCATTAATCCCCCTTCTTCACGCGGTAACTGTCATCGTCAAAGTGTTGTGTGGAAAACTCATACATGATAGTGTCTTCCTTGGCTTTCATCTGGTGTCTCATTCCAACGGGAACGTGAAACTTATCACCCTGATTTAGTTCCATTCTCCTGGCACTTCCAAAGTCATCATCATATCCCCAATAAAGAATCAACTTCCCTGACTGGATGTAGAAGACTTCATCCTTGAGTTTGTGGTAGTGCCATGAGCACTTCTTACCTTTGACGAAGTGAAGAAGTTTACCACAATATTCATCGCAATTCACGATCCATTTTTCATAACCCCAACCTTTGGGAACCAGTTTGATTGGTTCTCCTGCTGGTGTACGATCAGCCGGAAAAGAATTCATCTGCAAAGACTCCTTTATCGTCAATGTAGTAGTCACCTGCAGACTTTCCCAAGTGGAGTTCGTGGAATTTACATCCCCAGGTTGTTAATTGATTTAGAGTCAACTTATAGAACTCGCCATATGCCAGTGCTGGTGAGTTTTTAAATCGACCCATCCCCCTTGCGGTGGAATAGATGATGGTGTGACCTTCATCGTATAGTTTATTTAGATACTCAATCCGATCCTCAAAAGGTTCGGCAGTTTCGTATTTTCCGTATGTATTATTACAGATAGTACCATCTATGTCAATCACATAGGTACTCGTACGCTTTGCGGTAGTGGAACCAGAATTGCTGCGCATCTCGGGTAAGGTACTCTCCATAGTGCTCAAGGTCGTTCAGTAAATTATATGTGTTGCGATAACCAATGATCTCTTTTTCAAGATTGGTTACCAGGTCTTGGACATTTCTATCTTGATAGACAGATGCTTTGTTATACACCACGCTATCAGGAAATAGATGCTGAAGAATATATGCTCCCCAGATGTCATCCATTCGGCCTACATGAGGTAGAACTGCATAGTATGGAATGACTTCCCTAGCAAGGAAAGTATTCTGACTATTGAATGGTGCAATCTTGTTTGAACAATAAGGACCAGTCACATCATCAAACCGCACACAGGGTTTCTGTGACAGTCTTGCCATGGCATCAATGTCAGGATCACCATCCCACAGATCAGCCTGAACCAGAACCTTACGGAATGTCTTGCCTTTGTAGTGAACCCTATGNCGTTGAGGAACCAACTCAATAGGATACCCTCTGTGCCATACATTATTATTCTTGGTCACAGANAGAGGATCAAAGACATCTGCCTCTGGTTCCCACAGATCACATTCAATAGTCTGACCTACTAGAAGATCTTGTCCCCAGTCAGCATAAGGAATGTTGTCATCATCTACAGTGGCAACAACATCTGCACCCAGTTTGAAAGCCTCAAGGAAACCAATGTTCCTACGCTGAATAGACTTCCATCCAATAGCATCACTTACAACACGATACTCGGACTGCTGATACTCTGGATGAAGATAGATGCAATCTAAATTTTCATACTCCTCATGGGGAGTCTTAGTATCGCCAACAACAATCAAAGTCCAATCAGGCATCGCAGCATAACGTCTGGTTGCCTCTTGGACTGGATTGATTGTAGTTGTAACTACAAACTTATTCATCGAAGATACTTTTCAACAAAGGACTTAGTGGTATATTCTGTGCAAGCCTTATTATAAGCGTTTTCTCTCATCTTGTCAAAGAAATCATAGTTCTCCAACACATTAGTCAGCACTCTATCCAGGTCTGCCTCATCATCAAAGTAGAGGAAGTCTTGATCAGGAGTGAAGAACCGTTCAATTGGATTAAGTTCCATTCTCTGACAGAGAATTAGAGACCTAGCAAAGGCAGCCTCAAACATCCTAGACTTAATCTGTGGAGCCCAACCTTTCTCAAGGTATTGGAATGCTTCGTTCTCAGTTCCCTTGGGGAAGTCACGATACCTCTGTGCTGTCTCGGGATTAATGTTACACAGTCCATGAACAACAGATACTTTACTCTGTGCATACATCCGCATCTTATCAGCGTATGAACAGCGAGGAACATTACCCATGCTGTAGTGACCAAACCTAAAGTTATGCTTGGCGACAACATTTCTCATGTAACTTTCCCAAGGCACAGCCTTAGGCATACTACCAAAGTAACAAACATCAATCGTCTTCTCTTCCTTCAGCGGGATCCAGTCCTCACTAAATGGGAAGAAGACAAACTGACGATTATCAAAGAGTTCTGCAGTGTAAGGACAGATGGTCAGAATCTTATCTGCAACCTCATGAAGTCTTACCTTATCACCAGGAGCAACACAGAAGTTAGGTTCCTCTAAAGTAAGAACAACCTTCTCCTTATCATCATACCTACCAGAGTACAAGTCGTTGTAGAAATCTGCCATAAAGAGATAGCAATCTCTGGCAGTATCCTCATACTTTTCAAAATTCAGATAGTAGAGAGGATCCTCAGTAAGACCGTTCTCAGGCCTCAAGAAATTCAATACTTTCACTTAGTACCTCCATGATATCTTCTTCAGTAATACAATATGTGCCGACATGAGCAACAGACTTACTTGCTAGACGAACCGCACAAGTAATTGCTTGATCAAATCTTTTGGTAAGAGTGTAGACAACAGCAAGAGTTGCATGGAATACATCACCAGCGCCACTTACATCATAGACACTAACCTTTGGTGCAGGGTATACTCTGTCACGCCAGATAGCACCCTCTCTGGCCTTGGTAACGATCAGTTCATATGGAGAACAGAAAGCAGGACTTTCATCATATTCTTTCTGATTGATCTTGATAATACTATTAGGATAACATGTAAGATCAATCTTCTTAGAGTCAACAAAGATAGGAGTCTTTGCTTCCCTACACACCTGTTGAGCAAACTTCCAAGAGATCAAACCCTTGGCATAGTCAGAGAATACAATAGCATCAAAGTCTTCAAGGGGAGGAATGTCAAGCATGTACAGAGGATCAACTTCTGTACCAACGTCCTCACGCAAAAGTTGCTGACTCAGTTTTGAATCAACAAACCTACGCTTTACTAATTGACTTGAATCGTTAGTGACGAACTCTACATTACATCCAAATGCCTTCAGGTTCTGATAGACATTGGCAGCCATACCTGGTTTGACTTCTACCCTTTCAAAGTCGAAGACAGGGACTGGTGCCTCTGGACTAATACGATCAACTGTCCCAAAATGAGTCTCGTCTTGGCAACTCTCCCCCAGCAGCAAGATGTTTAAGGACTTTAGTTGTTGAAAAAGTTCCGATGATTCCGAAGTATTTAATTTCTTTTGCATGTTCACCACCAATGATGTGTTTGCCTTCCCAGTCAGATCCTTTTACCATTATATCAGGTTGTGTAATTTTCACAAGCCTAATGAGATCTTCATCTGTAGCAAAGAAATGAATGTCATCTGCAAAGGGTTTACCATTCAGAGGATTTTTATTTCTTGTTAGATTGATGTGCCTTTCCCACTCATTATGGTAAGGTCTATGCACAAAGGCTTTATCTCCTGCAATTCCCTCTCCTTTATTTTCCTTGATACGTTCATCAGTATCAATTCCTAAGACTACCGTACCATCAGGACCTGCCAGGTCTCGACAGTATTTGAAGAGAGCATAGTGTCCCTGGTGTAGGATGTCAAAGCATCCGTTTGTAAATACAACTTTACTCATAGTCCCTCATATCGTGGGGAAAATTAGTTACAGTTTCATGACCCCAATGGAATTTATTCATATTGTAATCATGTCTCTCTTTGATGAACTTTGAAACAATTTCAGGATCAACAGTGTCTGGATTATAATACCAGTCTTCATACAAACCTACGTTTTCAACAGCGAGTTTATACCCTCTCTCCGTCAAGATATCATATGCTTCTTTCGCAACTCTCTTGTGCGTATGATTGTCTGCATAGAAATCATGTTCAAAGTGAATGATGGAGAAAGTGTACTCATCAAAAGGCACGTTCTTCAGTGCAGCCAAAGTATTAGACGGTGGTTCAATATCTACCTGCAAGTAATCAATATGAGTTGGCATATCATACTCATTTAAAATAGCAGACATATCACATGTAATCGCATTTTCCTTAACGATAGGATTCTTTCTAACAGATCTATACTTGTCTACCCAACTCTGTTCAATTTCAAAAGAAACACCAGTCCAATCAAACTGTGTCTCCAACAAGTAAGTATTGTTAATGCGAATGGGATCAGATCCACCAATCTCTACATAAGTGCCACTTTTCTTACCATCCAAAACAGAAAGTATGAACATGTCATGCCAAGAGGCTGCATAATTTTGTTCAATCGTTTCTGCACCAGGAAACTTATGAATTAAATTATCATAAGAATCTTGAGAGAAATAATCTATCTTGTGATCTCCAGGATTTACATGTCGAATTGTCATTTTTCCCCCATTACCATAAATGAATTGTTCAGGTCAACATCAGACACAAACACTTTTTTATATCCACGATCTTCCATGTACTGTTTAATAACCCATGGTTGGAAGACATGCTTGTGCTTACGATTATGCCAAGGCCTCCAGTAGAACTGACTGTAGTCTGGCAGATACAGGAACAAAGTTCCTCCGTCTTTCAGTCTCTCATACCAGTAATCCATGACTTCAATCCAGTCATCAGTATGCTCAAGGCAATGACTAGAGAAGATGAAATCAGGATCATCATCAGGGAGATTGAGAGCGTGATAAGAATCTGGGAAATCAAGGTCAATTGGTTGTGCTCCAGGGAAGGCCCACTCAGGTTTCATGCACCCAACATCATATCCCCGACCATGACATACATGCTTAGCAAAGGGAATAGCAAACTGAGATGCATTTCCTTTAGTTTGAAATGAAGGATATTCTTCACCTCTAAATTCGATAGTTTCAATCATTGATATTTCCAGGGGAGGTTGAATAGATATCGGACTTCGTTCCAGTTACCCCAACGATGGTGGAGTAACATAGGTTTGTCTTTTACTTTACTGAATAACTCAGGGCTTTCAAAGAGATAATTCCAGGCAGTTTCGATGAAGTTATATCCTGCTGCTTTCTCAATGACTTTACACCAATCAAAAAGCGTATAACCAGGGATGTGTCTAGTCTCTACAACTTGAGCACCGCCATAGTCATCTGGATTCACAGATATTCTATCACAGATTTCAATCTTTGGTCTGGTACACCAATATCTGTTAACTAGAACATATGTACTGTCATCATTAAGACCTAAAACTTTGTAGTAAAGTTCATCTTCTTTCTCTTTGTTTCTATTGAAGAGTACATAGTCTCTC